CCCAGCCCCGCCGCTTCCCAAATCGCGCCTTGAATACCGTATCGCCCCGCCAGCTTGCGGATAGTGCCATTTCATAGTTTTTAATGTGCAGGTGATTATTCTTGACAATCTCGTCCAGCGCTTCCTGCTCGGCGCTATCTTCTTTGCCTGCTGTAAACCGTGCCGGCTCGCCGAACAACAGGTCAGCACAGATCTTAGAAACCAGCCCGGCGTAGTTGCAAACGATATAGATCAGTGTCTTGTCCATTTCCCGGTTCAGCCAGGTGTCGATCCGGGGGAAAACAAACTGGTGCTTACCCCTGAACAGCTGCCGGTATTTCTTATACCCGGCCAGCCGTTCCTCGTGCTCTGCCGGGGGCCATTTCTCTCGCTTAATTTCCCAGGGATTAAACATATCATCACCATCCTGCTGGCTTTTGCCGGTAGATTTTGGCTGTTCCTCGCCCTGACCCCAGCCGTAGCAACGCCTGGGAAGTGCTGTCCACCTGGTCATCGTTCGCCCCATTGGGGAACGCCGCGAACTCTTCAACATAGTCATGAATCCAGGACGCAATACTTGGTTCGGGGATATAAACGTTCCCCGCTTCAATATCTGGGCTAACCGCCTGCAGCCGGGCCATCTTACCGCCCTCCGGGTTAACGGGAATTAGCCCTGATACCGTTCTCTTTAACGTCGCTATTACTGCCGGGCCGTTAGCCGTATCCTCAACCAGCTTCGCCCTGGCTTGCGGCCACTTCGCCGAAAGAGACTCAACCGCCCGGACAGTAGACGGGAAGTCCATCCTGCCCCGCACCTGATCCAGGAGGTATTTGTCTGCACCTTTACGTCCCCACACCTGGCCTACTACGAAGTCTGATGTTTCCTTGTCCTTAAAAGCCATGTCCCAGCTTTGGATAACTTCATCGAAGCGACTTGGAGCCTGACGGTAATACTGCCACCACCCACGCTGGATAACGTTGCCCTCCGGCGGCGCTGGACGCTGCTGGTAGAGTGCATTCCACCAGTAATTCCCAACAGTGTCCTTTATTCGCAACAATTCTGCTTTACCGTATCGTTCCGGCCATAGTGGCTCTCCAACATCCCGCCCTAGAGGGTCAACGTCCTCTGCAAACGCCGGCAGGTTGATAATATCCCAATCTTCTACCGGGCCGTAATCCGGGTTAAGCAGCCGCCCTACCAGGTCGTCCTCATGCCAGCGGGTCATAATAATGATCAATACCCCGTCCGGCTCCAACCGGGTATAAAGTGTGGATTGATACCATTCCCAAACCCTGTCGCGTATCGTCTCAGAATTAGCCTCTTGGGCGTTCTTAAATGGATCATCTATAAGAATGCAGTTTCCACCCTTACCTGTAACCGGGCCTCCTGCCCCGGCGGTTACCATGCCGCCATCATGCCCGGCCAGATCCCAGCGGTTAGCCGCACTGCTGTCCTGGCGAACATTTATTCCAAACAGTCCCCCCCCATGTTCTTCCAGTATATCCCTCGCCCTGCGCCCCCAGCCGGAAGCAAAGTCTGCTTCATAGCTGGTAAGGATAATTCTATGTTCGGGGAAGTTGCCCAGATACCACACCGGGAAATACTGCGAAATAAGCAGCGACTTGCCATGTCTGGGCGGTTCAGTAACGATTAATCGTTTCGTCCTGCGTGCAGCCACGTCCACAAGCTTCCTGCTCGTATAGAGCAAGTGTTTAGCTGGGATCCACTTCCCCCGGCTTACATGGTATGCCATCGCTGCCGGACTGGTTTTGGGCAAGTTTTTCAAGTAATTCATGGGCAAGGGCAGACGCTCCCGGGTCGTTGATAATGCGTTTTGTGATGTCATCGTTTATATCCACCTGCCCTTTTACCTCCTGCTTTACATTCTCCGTAGCCTCGCCCCTGCTTAACCGTTCCACTTTAACAGCTATTTCAAACCACCGCGCCATATCGTTCGGGGATAGTTCGTTCGGGTTAAGCTGCCTCATCCGTTCCAACACCTTCTGCTGGAACACCATAGCTTCATTAATGTGCCTTTTCGCCATTTCTTTCCGTTCTTCTATCTGTGATTCTCTGCCCCGCCGATCCAGTTCTTCGTCCCATGCTGCGGTTCGTTCCACCCAGCCCCAGCGGCTACTCCAGCGTGATATTAATGCCTCTGATTTTCCTAACTGTTCCGATACCTTTGCTTGACTGCGGGTAGGCCCCATATCCCGGTATATCCCGAACGCCTCGAACGCTTTTCTGCTTTCACCTTTTTGTCGTTGCCAGGGTAATCTATCCATTTTCATTCACCTGCCAATAGTTTGGAGCGTCCGCCTGGATTTGCACCAGGCCCTTCCAACTGGTAGCTGGATATGCTACTACTACACCACGGACGCACGTTAACTAATCATTTATTATCCAGATAACCTGTCGCCCAGATTTCCAGGGCCTGCCAGAGATTATCTTTGGTTATTTCGCCCCGGCTCTGCATTTTTTTAACAGCTTGCATTATTGTTCTTGCCACCTCAATCGGAATATTGTTTGTGCCTATAATCGGAGCCAACGGCACCCACTCGCTTTTTTTCCTATCTTCGTTCTCATACAGCTTCGACAATGCAACCTTGTTTCGCTTAAATATGTCTAACATAACTTTTATAGCTGTAGCATTGTTTCTTATCCCTGCTGCTGCGCCAGACATTTCGACGCTGTCCAACCAACCATCGTACTCGGCGAACCTTGCCAGCCATACCTCGTCTGCTTTTGCTAACTGGACTGCTTCCTGTAAAATATCCTTAGCTTCTTGTAATTCATCCGGTAAAAAGACAATCGAAACAGACTGGAACGAAAGATTTACTTCGCTCAATGACATAGGCTGCACCTTGTCCAGAAGCTCCAAGGCATAATCATCCAGCCCGGTATAAACCTTCATATCAACATCAATTATCTGTTCATACAACTCTTTCAACACTGCCGGATCATCCTGCCCGGCAATAGCGTTGTGCGACAACTGTATCGCGATCCTCTGCTGCTTTGTCAGGTTATCATGCGTTACCATTACATTTACCATCTCAAGCCCAGCATCAATGGCGGCCATAATTCTATGGTTACCGGATAGCACCAGGTATTTATTATCTTCCGGGTCCAACCAGGCAAAAGGGACGGATGTCAGCTTACCATCCGTCCTAATATTTTCTACCAACCGGGTATATTCTTCGTGCCGCATATACCTGGCGTTGAGTTCTAACAGTTTCAACTCCCGGGGGTCAATCTCGATAATTTTTGTATTCACGAACGTTTCACCCCATGCTTTTTCTTCCACTGTTTCAGCCCTTCGCTGATTGTCCATTGCCCCATCAGCGCACCATAATTTAACATGTAACGCTGATTGTAATAACTACCCGGCGTTACATTGCCCCCTTGCCAATCCTTGTTTTCTTTCCTGCCCAGTAGCTCAAACAAGCCCCGATATTTCATGCTCACCGGCCTGTCAGTAAAAGCCGTCGTGATTATAGACCTTACCCTATGCTTGACAACCCGTTCCGCCAACATTTTCCCTTCCTTGCTTAAGGCTGCATAAAGCACTAACTTTGATAGCCGTGCGTAATCTGTCGGTTCTACCGGGAAGTCGCTTAATAAATATACATAAGGTGTATCAACTTTACTATCCCAATTAGCAGTCGCCGAAGCCGGACTAATAGCGTATACACCAACAATAAAACCATCCACCATTACCGCAACGGCAACGGTTGCCATCCCGGGATTAATATACCGATTCATATATTGGGATCGTAGGGCCTGAAACTGTGCAGAGCTGAGCACTGCCAATGCAATGTTATCCCCAACTTCTTGCCCTCTTTGGAGCCTGGGGTTAAGTACATGCTCGATCTCTTGCCTCGGCTGTACTATATGCGCAGCATTACCTGAAGCATAAACATAAATAGGCACTCCCCTGTTAGTAGTTTGCGTTACGCCCCGCAAATGTTTTTCCCAACCATCCAGTCTGTAGTTTAGCCCCAGTATCCAATACTTCTTCTTACGCATCCTATCAAAAAGCAAGTCTTTTCTTTCTTCCGTGATTTCTTGGTACTCCGGCTCCTGCCAACTAAATACTTGCTCCAAGTTGGCAAACATATTCTTATAGTCGCCGGTGAAAAAAGGGGGAAAACAAATTACTCCCTGGTCATCCGGCACTTGCTCTAGCCAATCAACAACATCACCTTCAAAAAAGGATTCCAAGCGTAGCCCCACAGAATTAATCTTTTCAACTGTTTTGGCGTGTAAACTAGGCCACTGTTTTTTATAAGCGTTCCTCATTCTTACGTAATACAGATTATCTTTATCCAGCCTTTCCAGCAGCCTCGTACTTAACAAAACAGTTGATAGGCAGTCAGATTCGGTTTCCATGTACTCATTAAGCCAGCCAAACCTATCCAGCCATTCATCTTTTATTGCCAGGCCGATAGGTTCACCCACCAGGTAGCGCCCAATAGATACCGAATAAATAGTAACATCATTACTGTGCAACTTGAATTTTTTATCTTTCCCTAATATACGCTCAATCGTAAAATTCCCTGAACATCCTACATAAACATCCATGCAGGCCCAGCTTTTTGTAATCTCGCTGATTATTGATTGCATGGGTGCGGGGACAGACCCTCTAAACATTTCCCTTCCCCCAATTAAAAAACCGCCCGTAGGCGGTTAGTATGTCAAAGTAATGTTTGTTGCACAGGAACAGGCTTCGCATCCCCGGACCTGTTCTCCGGAGAGCCGTCCTGCAGAAACTTCCTTTTCTTCCCCAGGATCCTTACTCCCAGCTCCGGCACCTCGATCCCTAATTCTCCTTCCAACCACTCAGCCACTATTCTTCGATGGCAGAATTCCCCCGGCTTTTCCCAACACAGCAGAACGGCATCTTCACCCAGTTCCTTTAACACCTGTGCCGGGTCCAGCCTATCTAATACCTCATATTTATAACGGCGCACATACTCCTTTTCATCTTCAACCTTCACCAAGGCCCACGATGGCGCAAGTTTCTTGTAAACTTTACCTTTATACCATTTTGGTACACCCTGAGATATTGCAACTGCGTTCATACCATGCCAGCTTCTCGAAGCATAATACGATGTGTTCACTCAATACACCCCTTGCCGTG